CCCGACAATAACGAGAATTAAGAAGGCGAATTTACTGTTAGACATAACTCCTCTCCTACCTAACATTTTACATGTAGGCAGGGGGTGGGTCAAAGACGAAAGTCATTAACACACAAACCGGCGCCCCCAGTCGAACTTTTCAGCGTTTACGGAAAAAACCTAGTGAAAAATCGTACAGACAAAAATTCAACGTCCGCGGCGTTATCCGGTTTTGCCGGTGCTATAGACGATGTGCCTCTACCTGATGGAATAAGCCTCAGAAGTGAGGAGGAACACGTCATTTGGAACCAGTTCACCCGCGCACGCGCACGCGAAGATTGGCGAGACATGGATCTGATCCTTTTGGCTAAGGTTGTGCGGATGGAAGCGGATATTCGTGAACATCAATCCACCTTGGATCGCTCTGGTGTCTTAATACAAAACAAGCGCGGCACACTAATTCCGAACCCACTGTTGGCAGTAGTGGACAATCTTGAGCGTCGGCAGCTTGCCGTCATACGTTCGATGTCTCTAAACCAATTGAGCAGCGATCCACGCACATTGAATGGATCAGCTAAAAACGAAAACCAAGCGAGAGAACTTTTGCACGATCTTGGTGTGGAAGGTTTGATCGCAATGCCTACGCATTAGATGATGCTTGCATTCATTTTGACTGCACTAAACTTGTAACAAATTCACCTACCGCCGAAATCAAAGCAGCGTCTTCTGCGTTAAGATGTTGGGTTAAACAAGTCATCTGGTTCTCAGTGTATCTTTTAACTGGTGGTTCTATTTTGCACGAAGTGTACAGGCACGTTAATGTATCAGAGCTGTCTGAGCATTGATGAATGTTTCGTATTTTTTGTGCTTCGTAGATACAGTTTGTTAGTATCTCAGCGTCAATGCCATCAAATGTTTGAGCAACTGCAGTGCATAGCTCTTTATCTAAGTTGTTAAATTCGATGGACGTTTCAGCATGTCCGACGTGCGCAAAACATACACATACACATATGGCAGATAAGGTCGTTTTCATTTCGGTAACCCTGACTGTTTTTACTCGGAAAAGCTAATGGATTTTTTCAGACACTCTATCGCCAAAGTCGATGCGTTAATACCCTATGCCTTATACAGCCGCACACACTCAGATGAGCAGGTCGCACAGATTGCAGCTTCAATTCGCGAGTTTGGTTTTACGAACCCTGTTCTGGTGGATGAAGATAGCAACTTAATTGCCGGACACGGTCGATTATTGGCTGCGCGCAAGCTGAATATGACAGAAGTGCCAGCAATTACTGTAACCGGGCTAGATGAACGTAAGCGTCGCGCACTGGTCATCGCTGATAACAAGATCGCACTGAACTCAGACTGGGACATTGACGCTCTTAAGGTGGAGCTAGAAGACTTAGCCTCTGATTTTGGTGAATTGATGGGGTTTAGCCAAGATGAATTGGTTGAGCTGCTAAAACAGCCGGATGCTGGCTTAACGTCGGATGATGCCGTACCTGATGCACCCAAACAGCCCGTTACGGTCAAAGGGGACGTCTGGAACCTCGGAAATCATCGTCTGATGTGTGGTGACAGTACAAGCGTTGCTGATTTGGAGACCCTTTGCGAAAACCAACTGGTCGATATGTGGCTGACAGACCCACCATATAACGTCGCCTATGTTGGTAAAACAAAAGACGCGTTGGTCATACAAAACGACGAAATGGGCGACCAAGACTTCAGGCAGTTCCTCGTTGATGCCTATTCAGCCGCCGATACGGTCATGAAAAAAGGTGCTGTGTTCTATATCTGGCACGCTGACTCCGAAGGCTACAATTTTAGAGGTGCAGCGCATGATATTGGCTGGCAAATCCGGCAATGTTTGATTTGGCGAAAGCAATCCATGGTTATGGGGCGACAAGACTACCATTGGCAGCATGAACCTTGCTTATATGGCTGGAAAGACGGTGCATCGCACCTTTGGGCTTCAGATCGTAAGCAGACCACCATCTTAAACTTTGATCGTCCTAGCAAAAACGAACAGCACCCAACAATGAAGCCTGTTGAGCTGTTTGTTTACCAGATGCTGAACAACACAAAGGGCGATGACTTGGTTTTGGACAGCTTTGTTGGCTCCGGAACCACTGTAATTGCATGTGAAAAGCACGGTCGCCGTACGCGCGCTATAGAAGTCGATCCAGTGTATTGCGATGTCACCATTACTCGTTGGCAAGAATACACCGGAAAAGAGGCGACCCACGCCGTGACTGGCAAAACATTTGCGGAAACGCAGCTAGGAATTGAGGCAGCGGCGTGAGGTAGTTTGGATGAGCCAGACCCTTGAGGAAGTCGTCGCTGCCCCAATACGAGGCCAATCACGGCGCAGAAGTGCAATAGAGGCGGGTGCTAACGTCGTTGTTGGTTATCTGGTTGCTGTCACGGCAAATTACTTCGTGCTGCCTGCATTTGGCTACATGGTCACAGTCCAGGACAGTTTTACAATTGGTCTGGCGTTCACTGCGATCAGCATGCTGCGCAGTTATGTTCTACGTCGGTTGTTCAATAGGTTTGATGCATGACGCGCGGTGAAAAGGTTTGCAAATTCATTGAAGCGTTTTGTCTAATCCCTGAAGGCAGTAAGGTCGGACAGCCGTTTAAGCTGCTAGATTTTCAGCGCAAGTTTGTTTTGGACGTTTATGACAACCCAGAAGGTACATCGCGCGCTTATCTTTCGGTGGCACGCAAAAACGGTAAATCTGCGCTTATCGCCGCAATCGTACTAGCTCATCTTGTCGGTCCAGAGGCTAAACAAAACAGCCAAATTATTAGTGGCGCACGATCCCGCGATCAGGCTGCTTTGGTTTTTAAATTAGCCGAAAAAATGGTCAGGCTATCGCCAAAACTATCAAAAATTGTGCGTGTGATACCAAGCCAAAAGTCATTGGTCGGACTGCTATTGAACGTCGAATATAAAGCGATCTCTGCTGAAGCGGGGACCGCGCACGGGCTATCCCCTACCTTGGCTGTACTCGACGAAGTCGGGCAGGTGCGTGGTCCTCACGATCCGTTCGTGGAGGCTATCGAAACGGCGCAAGGCGCTCATTTGCATCCTCTTTTGATCGCCATCAGCACCCAAGCCGCCACGGACGGTGACCTGTTCTCGCAATGGCTTGATGACGCTGCAAACTCCGCTGATCCGCGTATTGTTTCGCACCTTTATACAGCACCAAAAGATTGTGAAGTTACGGATCGTAAGGCATGGGCTGCGGCTAACCCAGCGATGGCTCAGTTTCGGTCATTAAGCGATATTGAAGACTTTGCGACACAGGCTGAACGCTTACCCGCAAAGGCTAACAGTTTCCGTTGGCTTTACCTGAACCAGCGGATTGAGGCGCAGTCGCCATTTCTCTCTCGGGCAGAGTGGGAGGCTAATGCTGCGCAACCCGAAGTCGTGCCGGGTGACGTTTGTTACGCTGGCCTTGATTTGTCTGCATCCCGAGACTTGACTGCTCTCGTTCTTGTTTTCCCTAAGGCAGACAAATACCACGTCCAGGCCCACTTCTTCCTCCCTAAGGATGGGCTAAGGGATAAGGCAGCAGCGGAAAAAACGCCTTACGACATCTGGCACGACCAAGGTTACCTTACTGCAATCGACGGACCTGTTATCCAGCCTGCGGTGGTTGCACAGACAGTTGCTGAATTAAGCGAAACCTACGACCTACAATTGCTCGCTTATGACCGCTGGCGCATCAATGACTTCACGCGTGAGCTGGACAACATCGGCGTACAGATACCGATGCAGCCGTTTGGGCAGGGGTTTCGGGACATGTCTCCTGCGGTTGATAAACTCGAACGCTTAGTTGCAGAGCGCAAGCTGTGCCACGGTGGCAATCCAATTCTAAACATGTGTGCGGCTGGTGCGGTTGTACAATCTGATCCTGCTGGAAACAGGAAACTGCACAAAGCTAAAAGCTACTCTAAGATTGATGGGCTAGTTGCGCTGGCGATGGCGTTAGGGTGCATGAGTGCGGATGACTTAATACAACCGACGTCGCCTTGGGATGATCCAGAATTTAAGTTGGCTGTTTAATGTTTGTTAAACATGCGTCGCTAAGTACCAAACAAATATCGGTAATTCAGGAAACAATACAATAAATGCCAAAGCAAAGCGTTGCAGTCTTGGATTG